CACCAACACCACCACCGACCAGTCGCCTCGGAGATGAGCTCATCATGCTCCGAGGGCCCAACCGATACCAGTATGTTGAATCTGTAACAGAATATCACAAGATCGCGGACCCGTTGATAGCCCCTATCAAAGGTGTCCGGATGCGTCTTCCGAAATCGTGCGTTCAAAGTTTCGAAGTTGCCCAACAGTGCGGACCCCTGTTGAGGCATTTGCATCCCGTCGTTCCAGATAATGGATGGCACAACACTGTCGCCGCCTTCCGCAAGCGGTGCAATTATTTCAGTGCTAAACGTGCCAGTCCACATGTTATTAATTCTGCACGCAAGTTAGTTGATAAGTTATGTCCCAAACCGTTGATACAGTTTGAATGGACCGATAGTCTTTACCAGTCATGGCTAAGTAAATTTGGCAGCGAGAAGCAAGCCCGCATGAATAAAGCACTAGAAGGCTTGGTTTCCAGCACGTTGCCTGATTACACAGGAAAGGAAATATTTGACAAAGTTGAAGCCTTGTTAGTCGGACACAAACCTAATTGGGCCCCTCGTATTATATTCAAGGGGTCAGACGTCTACAATGCCATTTCTGGGCCCATTTTTAATGAGCTCATGAGACGCCTTGACCATTGCCTTGAAGGTATGCAGGGTCCATATAGGTTTCACAGTTCGTATCGCAAAACTCCTTGCCAGTACGTTCCTTTCATTGAGTCCCGTGGTGAAGAGCGTGAGTTTTACGTCGAGGCTGATTTTTCATCAAACGACAAGTTTCAATGCAGTGATGTTCAATTACTTGAAGTTGCTATGATGCGCGTCCTTGGCTGCCCAGAATGGTTTGTGCGGCTTCATCTGAAGTCTAACACTTTCCAGGTACGCAGTTCCAAGCACGGCATCAAAGCTTCTTTGAAGAATCAACTTCCAACGGGAGCTACGGATACTACTTTCCGTAACACCTTTTGGAATGGTTGCATTTTGTATTCCGTTTTGATGAAATTGAAGCCACGTAGTTGTGACGCACTTCTTCTTGGCGATGATATGTTAGCTCGTGTCTCAGGTCGTTGTTCTTTTGTCGAAAAAACCTATGTTTCCATTGCTGCTGAGGCTCAGATGGAAGCAAAGGTGATTCGACACAACAACCTGTGGACGGCCACGTTTCTTAGTAGGTTTTTCATACCTCATGCCGGGTGTAAGCACCTTACAGTCCCCATTTTGGGTAAAGCACTCGGCAGGTTTAATATGAGAGCCAATAAGAATCAGGCTGTCAGCGATAACCTTTACATGGCTTGCAAGTCTGTAGGTTACGCTTACGAGTTTAGATATCTTCCTGTTATTCGTGACATCTTTCTTGAACGTTTCAAACATCATTTTCCGTTGGCCGTTGCGCGGAATTTGAAGGGAGATTATGACGTTGAGGTTTCTTGGAATGCTAAGGCAGCTGGCGTTACACTGCGCAACATCACTCAGAAGATCAAGGTTTCTGAGGTTTTGTGCGAGTATGATTTTAACGCCTTTTGCCTTGAACGGTATTCTTTGTTAGCTATAGACGTTATTGATTTGTTCAAGCAAGTTGTCATGAGTACAGAGCTCATTGATATTGAGGGGGTTGTGGTTTCGAAGCTGGCCAGGGATTTCCTTTGATCCTGGTCCGTTGTCAAGCTACCTGGATGAGTAGTAGGCAATCGTGTCTTCGGACCGTAATCCGCCATCATGTAC